AGACGCCCCATGGTCAGCAAATGGCGCGCTCACCTTGAACGGCGCAGCAGCTATCACGCTCTCCCAGACATTCATAGCAGCAGGGGCGCTGGCCCTTGCAGGAGCAGCGGGGCTGACGACCATCATCACGATGGTTGCTAACGGCAACCTCGTGCTCGTTGGCGATGGCAATCTCAAGGTCGCGCGCTTTGTGGGCCGGCTCCGCACATGCGGTGAGCCGCTCACGACCGCGAACCAGGACTGGATCCTCAAGTGATCGGTGACGTGACGACTGCGGAGATTGAGTCAGTATTCTCCGCAGCCAGCGCGGCGAAAGCAGAGTGGGCGAAGGAGCCGGTCGTCATCCCCTGGCGGGAAGACGGCGTGCTCGTCGGGCTCGCGATGGGCTTCATCGAGGTGTGGCCCGAAGCTCCAGGCAAGACCGCATACCTCGACTGCATCATCGTCCTCCCGATCGCGAAGCGAAAGCTGGAAGTGATGAACCTGTTCCCCGACTACATCGCGGAGATCCTGCGCGAGCGGGGCGACATCGAGCGCATCGCGCTCTGTATCGGCGTCAACGACAAGCGCCACGACCGCCTGGAGAAGTGGGCACTCAGTCGCGGCTACAGGAAGTACGGCACCACCGGGAGCCGAGACTGGTACGCACTGAATCTCAAGGAGAGTACGTCATGAAGAGCGGTGGAGCGGAGCGGCCACAGATCCAGCAGACCGAGATGCCAGTGGAGAAGGACAAGAGCACCCAGGACAAGACGGCAGCGCGCCTCACGAAGGCTCGCTATCAGAAGGGCTTCATGTCTACGGTGCAGTCTGATCGATCCGCCGGCGGGCTCGGCGGCGGCATCGCCACCGGCCAGTCCCCGATGGGATCAGTCGAGAAACTGGGATAGCTCGTGGCTGACGCTCTCGCAGAAGCCCATCTTCGTCGGTGGAACAACCTCTACACCGACCTGAGCCTGTGGCTTCCTACGTGGCAGGACATCACCGAGCTGTGCCTCCCCCGCAAGTCGAACATCACCCTTCGACGGACGCCGGGTCGGACGCAGACGGAGCGGATGACCGACGCCACCGCAGCCCACGCCATCGAGCTGTTGTCGGCCTCGATGCAGGGCTCGCTCACGTCCGGCTCGATCCGCTGGTTCTACTACCGGATCCGCGGCCTCGCGTACGGGAAGAACGTCGACACCGATCAGTGGCTCGAGATCACCAGCAACATGTCGTACGACGAGCTGAAGCAGTCGAACTTCAACTCGGAGGCGCACGAGTTCTACACCGACCTCGCGTCGGTGGGTACTGCGGCGATGTTCATCGAACGCAAGGATCCGCGGCTCGGCGCGCCGTGGCAGGGTGTGCGTTTCAAGACGCTGCCGCCCGGCACCTTCGCTATCGACGAGAGCGAGGACGGGATTGTCGACACGCTCTACTATAAGTTCGCGTTCACGGCGCGGCAGGCCGCTGAGAAGTACACGATCAGCAAGCTGCCGGACGTGATGAAGCGCCATCTACTGTCAGGGCAGGATCCCGACCGGAAGTTCGATTTCGTGAACGCGATCTACCCGAAGAAGGACAAGTGGGCGGACGCGCGCGGCGGGCAGGTGACGTCGAAGGAGTGGGCCTCGCTCCACTTCTCCATCGACGAGCCGACCGTTATGAAGGAGAGCGGGTACGAGGAGTTCCCGTTCGCCGTCGGCCGGTGGACGAAGTCCTCCGACGAGAAGTACGGGCGCTCACCGGCCTTCACTGTCCTGGCTGACGTCAAGACACTGAACAAGCTGGTCGAGCTGAAGCTGCGCGCCCTCGCCAACAAGGTGCTCCCGCCGATGAAGCAGCGGGACAACGGCGTGCTAGGCAGCATCAAGCTGTACCCAGGCGGCGGCACCATCGTGCGCGACATGGACGCGGTGCAGCCCCTGTTCACCGATCAGGGCGGCGTCGAGGCCGGCATGCTGCAGGAAGAGAAGCTGCAAGCGGCGATCCGCCGAGGCTTCTTCGCGGACCAGCTCCAGCTCCAGGAAGGTCCGCAGATGACGGCGTACGAGGTACAGGTCCGCTACGAGCTGATGCAGCGGATCCTCGGCCCCACGCTCGGCCGGCTGGAAGTGGAGTTCCTCGAGCCCGTGATCACCCGCGTATACAAGATGCTCGAGCGCGCGAAGCGCCTGCCCGAGCCCACCGTGTGGATGAAGGAGCAGAAGGCGAAGTTCGACGTGGAGTACGAGGGGCCGCTCCAGCGGGCGCAGCGCCTTGGCGACGTCGTGTCGACCCAGCGCTTCCTGCAGGTGGCCCTCCCGCTCGCCGAGCTGGACGACGAGGTTGTGGACAACCTCGACAGCGACAAGCTGTTCCGGCTCCTCGGCCGTGACACTGGCGCGAGTCCTACGATCTTCCGCTCCGAAGAAGACCGCGACGCGCGCCGGCAGGCCCGCCGCGAACAGATGGCCCAGCAGAATGCCCAGGTCCAGCAGAACGAGCAGATGAAGGCCGCTGGCGGCGGGGCGAACATGCTCAAGGCCCTCGTGTCCGCGCAGGAGGCAGGCATCCTTCCGCAGGGTGGCGCGAGCGGTCAGGGCGCGGTCACCACAGGAGTTGGCCGATGAAAGGCGTGAAGACTGGTGGCTAAGAAGCCGAAGAACCGTGACGAGGAGATGGTCCTGACGCTGCAGGCGTACGCCAGCTTCTTCCACAACAGCGAGTCCGGCCCGCGGATCCTGGCAGATCTGAAGAAGGCGCTGGATGGCCCGTCGTTCCGGCCCGGCATGGATGCGCTGACGACGGCGTGGCTCGAAGGCCGGCGCTCAGTCTACCTCCTCATCGTCGCGGCAGTCGGCGCGGGTGTCGAGGCTATCGAGTCGGCCGGCGCCCAGCCTGAGACAGAGACGGAAGAGAACCCGATGGTAACCGGCGGAGTTCTGACATCCCCGCTGGACTAACCCACACAGAGAGGACAATCCGACCCGTGTATACGGACAATCGTGACCCGATGGAGCAGGCATTCGAGCAGCACGCAATCGCAGACTGGTGCAATATCCTGGGTCTCAAGCCCATCAGCGGCGGAGCCGGCGACGAGCCGGAAGTCCAGCCAGAGGTGAAGCCGGAAGTCAAGCCCGAGGTGAAGCCCGAGCCAGACGCTCGCGCCTGGGTGCCAGAGAAGCTGAAGGGGCACAAGTCGCTCGAGAAGTTCAAGACCGTAGAGGATGCGCTGAATGCTCACCTTAACCTCGAGAGCGCGTACGGCCGGAAGTTCGAGGAGAACCTGAAGGAGGACGCCCCGCCAGAGGTGAAGGCGCGCGTCAAGGCCGCGCTCGGCATCCCCGAGTCGCCGGATGCCTACGAGTTCGCAGAGTCCCCCAAGGACGACAAGGGGAACCCGAGGCTGACGCTGGACGAGACGGTCTCCAAGTCCTTCAAAGAGGTCGCTCACAAGGCCGGCCTATCGAAGGCGCAGGTGAAGGCGCTGTCCGAGTGGCAGATCAATCTCGAGATCGGGCGGCACGAGATGAGCGCCACCGAGCGCGCCGACGCCGAGCAGAAGGGCATGGATGCCCTGACGAAGCATTGGGGCGCGGCCGCGCCGCGTGAGATCGCGCTCGTGCAGCAGGTGGTCGCGGAGGTGGGCGGTGCCGAAGTGGCCGCGTACCTCAACGAGTCCGGCGCCACGAACGATCCCCGCATGGTCCGCTTCCTCAACGCCATCGGCCACAGGCTGGCCGAGGATAGGCTGATCACTCCGAATCCCGTAGGCCTCACCGTCGAGGACGCGAGGGCCGAGCTAGCTAAGATCCGCAAGGACGCCAAGACGAACGGCTACCTCGACAAGACGCACCCCGACCACAAGCGCATCGTGGCTCGCGTGGGTGAGCTGACCCAGCTCGCCAACCCCGAGCCGTAAGACGTAGTAGTAGCAGCACCTGGGCCTGGACCCCGCAAGGGAGAATCCGTAGAGCCCCGACCATCGTGGCGTACCCACGAAGGACGGGCCGGCGCAAGCCGACAACCCTCCGACCGGTAGTGTCCCGCTGTTCAAGGTACGTCCCATTTTAACGAAATGTGAACGTACCCAATTCCTGAACACACCCAAGGAGGGTGAACAATGAGCAACCAAATCCCCGTAGCGTTCGTCAGCCAGTTCCACGGCGACGTCGAGATGATCCTGCAGCAGAAGGGTTCTCGTACTCGCGGTTGCGTACGGGTTGAGGACCAGAAGGGCGAGATCCAGTTCTGGGACCAGATCGGTCCCACCGAGGCGGTGGACATCACCACCCGTCACGGAGACAGCCCGCAGGTGGACTCCGAGCATCTCCGTCGGAGCGTCGCACTCCAGTTCTTCGACTGGGGCGACTTCATCGACAAGATCGACAAGGTGCGGATGCTGCAGGATCCCACCAACAGCTACACTCAGAACGCGGTGTACGCGCTCGGTCGCAAGATCGACCGCATCAACATCGCGTCCTTCTTCGGCACCGCGAAGACCGGTCATGCCGGTACGGACAGCACGACCTTCCCGTCTACCCAGGAAGTCGCGTTGAACCTCGGCGGGACCAACGTCGGACTGACCGTGCCGAAGCTGGTGCGGGCCAAGAAGATCCTGTTGAAGGCCGAGAACGACATGGACGAGGCGATGTACCTCGGCTATGCCGCGCAGCAGATGGAAGACCTGTTGAACCTCACGCAGGTGACCAGCGCCGACTACAACTCGGTGAAGGCGCTTGTGAGGGGCGATGTGAACAGCTTCATGGGCTACGAGTTCGTCCACTCCGAGCTGTTCACGCACGATGGCACCTCCCGCCTCGTGCCGGTATGGGCCAAGAGCGGCATGCTCCTGGCGATCTCTCCGGATATCGAGACGGCGGTCGAGCGTCGGTGGGACAAGCGCGGAAACGTGTACGTCTACGCCGCGGCCGGCGCGGGTTCGACCCGCATGCAGGAGACGAAGGTCGTCAAGATCTTCTGCCTCGAGACCCTGTAGTCCTCTGACAACTAGCCCCGGCAGCGCCCGAGTAGTCGGTAGCGGGCCGGGGCCACTTCCCTCCACCACCCACATTTCCACGCCGAAAGGATCTCACCATGGCCGTTTTCAAGTCCGTACAGCTCACCAACATCGAGGCTATCCCGTCCGTCCAGAATCCCGCTCGGGACGAGGACGCTCGCTCTCGCGTGATGGTCTACACCACCCCTAACATCACCGGCCTCGTCGCCAACGACACCATCCGCCTGGGCACGCTCAGGAAGGGTTGGCGTCTACTCGGCATGAACGTCGTGATCCCGGTCAACTGGTTGGCTGCGACCGCAACCATCGACATCGGAGTCTCTGGCACCGAGAACAAGTACCTCAACGCCGGGGTAGTCGGCGCGGCTGCCGTGCAGCTCGAGGCCGGGCACACGGCGGCGCTCAACTACGGTGAGGTGCTCGCCGCCGACACCGAGCTGGTCCTCAAGGTCGAGACCGCTGGTGCGGGTTCAGCTCCCACGAGCGTGGCCTTCATCGTCGTCAATTACTCTCGCGACTAAGACCAACCGAGCGGGCGGGCTCTCGGCTTCAACGCTGAGGGTTCGTCCGCTCTTTCCACATAAGGGATCATGCCGCCTCTCCAGCCCTTCGCCGCCGAGACGTGGGCTCTCCGCTCGAACACGCCTCTCATGCAGCTCAATGGCGTGTACTCCGGCATCGTCAAGGGCCCGATCAGCGCGGCATACGACGCCAAGTCGCGAACCGCACAGGTATTCAGTTTTCCGGCTCATCACTTCCAAGGCTTCGCAAATATGGCCGCGATCAGCTTCGATGACGGCCTTACGTGGACGTTGACCTTCAATGACGCCGCTGACGTGACGATCAATAAGCAGTGCCTCGCTGGCTGGTCTATGCCCAATCCATCAATTCCTGGCGGGAGCATTCATTTCCAGATTCGGGTGAACTGGGAGAAGGCATTCCTAATTGCCGATGGTACGTTGTCGCCCGGCGGCATCGAGCTATGGGCCAGCGCTGGCGGCGCGTCGTTCTTCAAGTTGCAAGATCTTCACTCGTGGCCAGGACTTAATCAGATCGGTGGAGACGGCGGCGCGGCGGCCTTCACCGTCTTTCCGAGTGTGACGGCCCCGATCCTCCTCAAAGGGAGCAGCCCAACCGGCAAAGATGCCTGGTGGTTCATCTCGTCCTACAGCTTCGATGCTGGCGGTGCTGGCAATCGAACGACCTTCAAAGCCGCGACGCTCTGGCGTTCCATTGACGGCGGAATCTCTTGGGATGCGGTGCGGAACATGGAACCAGTGACTGGTATGGCCCAATACGGGCAGATCGTGAAGAGTACGACGGGGCGTCTCGTCGTAGTGCTGAGTGGCGGTGGCGCGATTTTCTGGACAGACGG